CAACTGGAGGCTTTAACCCAGTTTGGATGTTTTAGGCTTGCCGCTAGAATTGCAGACCTTAGAGACAAAGGTTTGAACATTGTAACCGATATGGTCACGCTTGATAACGGAAAACGAGTGGCACGCTATATTTTAAAAAGTGGAGTTTAATAGCGATTTTAGGTACGACTTAGAGTATGGTATTGTTGAGGGTGAAACTTGGTTTCATAACGTTGTAAGTAATTCTAAATTTGAGGTTAAAACAGACCGTTTATCCGCAAGGACTGGAAATATTTACATCGAATACGAAAGCCGAGGGAAGCCCTCAGGAATAGCCACAACGCAAGCCGATTATTGGGTTTACAAAATCGCAGACTTTAAAGCGATTGTAATTAAAACAGACGAATTAAAGATGCTGGTTAAACAATTAGTAAATGAAGGTAAAGCAAGGCCAAACGTAAAGGGAGGCGACAACAATACCAGCATTGGAGTACTTGTTAAAATAAAAGATTTGGTATGACAAAAGAAGAAATAATATTGGAGCTTAATTATAGGGCAACTCAAAAGTACTTGGTATACTTGGCCCTCCAGGAAATTATGTTGGATTACTATGAAGACGTGACAATGTTAAAAGCGTTCGACGGCGACCTAAAAACCAAACATAAGAATATGATTAACGCCTTAAAACGCAAGTCAACAGAGGCGTTTAGATTCTTGGAAAACTACGACGGAGGCGAGGCAACAATTAAGCAATTTCACGAATTCGTGACTTTATTTGAACGTTTGCACAATTCAATAGATAGGGGGGGTAGGGTATTCCACGATTGCCTTAACGCAGTAGAACAAATTCTAAACGATTATGAAAAGGCGGAAAATAAGTGACGAGGAAAAGGATTTAATCTTTGAAGGCTGGCAAGACCGAAAGCCAATTAAAGTAATTGCAATCGAACTTGGCAGAGCATATGGTGTAATTTATTCTCAACTAAGGAAGCGCAATCTAGTTGGATAAGTTAAAAAGAATTATATTTGTATAAATAGTGAAACATTTAAGAGGTCGGAGCCTTAGATGTTTCATAGGTGTAAATCCACCAAGGCCCATCGACTCCGACACGATAGGGCCTTTTTTGTTTAAATTAAATGAGCGGTTGGATTAAATTACATAGGCAATTGTCAAACCATTGGATTTGGGAAAAACCCGAATATTTAAAATGGTGGTTGGATATTTTAATGCAAGCCAACATTGAACCAAAGAAGGTTTTAATTAAGGGTCAACTTATTGAAGTTGGGAGAGGTGAAATTGTTTACTCTTATGAAACATGGGCAAATCGCTGGAAAATTAACAAATCTAAGGTTTTGAGGTTTCTGAAAATGCTGGAAAAAGATTCAATGATTTTGTTAAAAAGCGAAACGGTAACGACACGGATAACTATCTGTAAATATGATACTTACCAAGGTGAGCGAAACGATAGTGAAACGCAAGTGAAACGCAACTGGAACGCAAGTGAAACGCAAGTGAAACCAACTAAAGAAGTAAAAGAAATAAAGAATGAAATAATTTTAAATAGATATATTATAGACGAAGAGTTTTTTAAAGAATTACCAATGCAAATTCCTTTTGCAAGTCAGTTAAAAACAATACACGAAATAAACGACTCCCAGTTGGAAAAATATTTGGTTGAATATTTGGCAGTTAATGAGGGAAAAGAATTTAAAACGATTCAAGACTTAAAAAAGGACTTTAACTATTTTGTAAAAAATTCTATTACGTTTCAGAGTAAAACAAAAAGCACATACAACAAGCCAGCAGAAAAACCAAAAAGTCGAAACGTATTTGCTGATATGTATGACGAATTAATGAAAGAAAAAGAAAATCAAAATAAATTAAACCAATGAAAGCAATTATTTTAAAACATCTACAAAAAATGGAGTTTGTTTGTGGTCTAAAGCAGTTTAAAGATTACAACGAACAAGAAGCAAAGGAATTACTTGAATGCCTTATTGATTTATTCTCCAAATATGGCTGGATGACAGAGGCACGAGTTGACTACATTTTACACGCTGGAATGCGTGGCCAATACGGCGACTTTTACCACGTTAATGAGAAGACGGTAAGCGTTTGGATAAATCAATACTACGCGCACCACCAAAGCCAAATCGTTCAAGAAGTCCAAGCGCTAAACAATAAAGAAAAAGAATATACAAACGAAGAGATTGAACATTGGAAAGAAATTGGACGCCAAACGTTTCGCGAGAATTACCAGCACGCCAAAGAAACTGGAACTTGCCGACACATTGCAGAGTGGGGAGTTTATTGGTTTAACAGATTCCAAGAAAAAGGGATTTTAAAACCTTGGGAGTTTAACGTTGAAGAATTAGAAAGTGACGTGCGTAAGGAATTAAGATTAACAACGAGATACGTTGAAGAGTCAACAGTTGGGGCCAAAACCAAGAATAAGATTTGGAAATTGTTTATTTTGGACGCGATTAAAGAGAATAAAAATTTAGATAAATTAATTTAAACAAACAATTATGAGCAAAATTTACGGCGGTAACGCAAAGAAAATTCAAACTAAGTTTGGCGAAATGTGGAAAGTTAGCCAGTCAAGAAAAGACTTGGAAAACCTTTTAAAATACCTTAACGAAAACGATTCGGAATGGGTAAATCTAGTATTAAAGGAAAAGCAAGAAAAGGTCGAAGGCAAGCCAACTCATTATTTGGAGGTTGACGATTGGAAGTTAGTACAAGTGGCAAATAAAAACAAGGCTAATTTTAAGCCTTTAGAAAAGAGCAATGTTAAAAATGACGTATTACCATTTTAAATGAAAAAAAACGATTTATACGCAATCTTTGTGGCGCTGGTAGGGATTACCCTACTGGCGTTACTAAAGGTTTCTAGCTTGCTGCTTTTTATGGTTTGTTTAGCATTGTGGACTTTAGCTTGGTCTTGGATTTATAAGCGTTGTAAATGATTGTTTTTAAGATAAACGAAAAGCCGTTGAGCGTTAACCAAGCTTGGCAAGGGAAACGATTTAAAACGCCGATTTACAAGGAATATGAAAAGGCAATGCTATTGCAAATGCCACCAAAAAAGATTGAGCCAAACCAAATGTTGAGGGTTGAGTTTTTTTTTGGATTTAGCAACCAAGCGAGTGACTTAGACAACCCAGTTAAGCTCTTAATGGATATCGCCCAAAAGAAATACGGCTTTAACGATTCGAAAGTTTTTGAGTTAAACGTTCGAAAATGCATTGTAAAGAAAGGCGAGGAGTTTATACAAATGGGGATTTATAATTTATTACCGTTTTAAACAAAAATCACCTTTATAACTTGGATTTAAGTTTGAATTCTATATTTGCGTAAAGATTAAACAAATGAGCATTTACGAAGGTCTATTGATAAAGAAAGCACGCAAGCAAGCTGGATACAACCAGCTAGAATTGTGCAAGAAAATTGGATTGAGTCACGCGCCAATAAACCACGTTGAAAATGGTTTGGAGTCGATTAGCCTTTTGAACTTGCGAAAGATTTGTGACGAGATTGGTTTAGAGGTAGTAATTAAAAGAAAAGATGCCTAGAGCTTACCCTATTACAAAGCCTGATTATTCGCTGGAAATTCGCTACCGATTAAGAGACGGACATTGGTCGCCTTGGTCAAACAAAGGCAAAGGAAAATTTGAGTGCATCGAACTTGTACAACGACAAATAAGGACATTGGCAGCATCTTACCAAGGCCGAGAGAAAGAGGTACGATTTGAGTGGAATGGTAAGCTTTGCAACTTTGTTGGTGAGCCTACTGGACAAACGATTTTATTAATGTAGTTATTTTGGGTTTATGTTAAACTGAAAAAGCCTTGGCTAAGTGGTCAAGGTTTTTTTTATAACTTTGAAACTGAATAAACAGTTTATTTCACATGGGACAAAACGGAGGAGCAAGGCCAGGAGCTGGGAGACCACCAAAGGCCGACGAGATTAAGATAATAGAACAAATGGACGCAATTGCAGTTCCTGAAGAGGCGTGGAAAGCGCTTTGGAATAGATGCAAAGACGGAGACATTCAGGCAATTAAGACTTGGCTAAATTATCGCTTTGGAATGCCTAAGCAGACCGTTGACGTTACAACGCAAGGCGAAAAGGTAACGCCACCAATTGAGTGGCTTAAATCCAAATAATGGAATCGATAAAGCTATTAGACAAATACCAGCCTTTATTTTACGAAGAGCCACAAAATCGGTATTTCCTAATTACTGGCGGACGCGGTTCGGGTAAGTCTTGGACGCTTTCGCTATTTCTCTTAAACCTTACTTACGAGGAAGGACACGTTATCCTATTTACACGTTGGACGCTAACAAGTGCGTTTATTTCGATTATTCCTGAATTTATCGACAAAATCGATTTGATGAATAAATCGGAGGATTTCGAGATTACCCAAAGCGAAATCATAAACAAGGCAACAGGCTCAAAGATTTTGTTTCGTGGTATCAAGACCAGCCAAGGCACGGCAACGGCTAATCTAAAGTCAATTGCTGGCGTTACAACGTTTATTCTTGACGAATCCGAGGAATTAATGGACGAAGACGTTTTCGACCGCATAGACCTTTCTATTCGTGCCGTAAACAAGCCAAATCGCGTTATTTTAGTAATGAATCCGAGTTACAAAAGCCATTGGATTTATAACCGATTTGTAAAGTATCCGCGCAACGACACAAATTACATTCATACAACCTATCTAGACAACCAAAACAATTTGTCGCCCTCTTTTGTTGCCCAGGCTGAAAGGACTAGAACGGAAAACCTACATCGTTATAATCATTTATTCCTTGGCCATTGGCTCGAAGATGCTGAAGGAATGTTGTGGAATAGGCAAATTATAGAACGCCTTAGAATGGCTAATCCGCCACAACTGGAGCGCATCGTTGTTTCAGTTGACCCAGCGGCCTCGGCTAACTTAGATTCGGACGAAACTGGAATTGTGGTTTGTGCTAAAGATGCAAAAGGTAACGGTTATGTTTTAGAAGACCTTAGCGGTAAATATTCCCCAAGCCAATGGGCCGCGGTTGCGGTTAAAGCATTTGAACGCTGGAACGCCGATTGCATAGTTGCCGAAAAGAATATGGGCGGCGATATGGTCGAAAGCGTTTTGAGGTCGCAAAACACGACCGCAAGAATAAAATTGGTAAATGCAACCAAGGGAAAATACGTTCGTGCCGAGCCTATTTACTCCCTTTATGAGCAAAATAAAATTTATCACATCGGCCAATTTCCAATCTTAGAAAATCAAATGATTACTTTTGACCCTGACAAAGGCAAATCACCTGACCGAGTCGACGCGCTTGTTTGGGGATTTACTGAATTACTTTTAGGCTCAAAATTTACTTTCTCAATATGACAAAAGAAACAATTGCCTCTCTTATTTTAATGGTTATTACTTACCTTTTAATCGTCTTTGTAACGCTAGATTTTAACCCATTAACGTGGCATTGGTTGGCTCGCGCTGCAATGG